GCCATTTGCGGAATTGCCATTACGGGAGAATAATCAGTTAAAAATTTACTAACTCTTCCTTTTATATCTTCCCATGTAAAATCGTCAACCTCTGGTGGTCTGTGTTGTTCTATTTGTGCCACTTGTGGATCAATTTGCGCTAGTGGTGCTTCTGGTTGCTGCGGAGTTGTGAAAGCGTCAAAGCCTGACAATAAAGGCTCTGCTTCTTCAACTATTGGTTGCTCTATTGGTATAGCTTCAACTTGTGGCTGCTCTGGTGCTGAAAATTCATCAAACTCTGCTAAGTTTATTTCGTCCATCTTAGTACCCTTTAGAAGTTAAATAAGCGTTTATTTGTTCTGGTGTCGCATTTGGTCTTTGTGTAGCTATTTGCTGAAACATTGACTGTCTATTTTGTTTAGGTTTTGTTTTTCTGAGTCTTGTAATATCATCTGTTTTTGTATCTTTTACCGTATCGACTGCATCCGCAATATCTTTATAGTTACTAAGAACTGCGCCATATTTAAGATTAAATGCTATTGGTCCCATAACTCTTTTAAGTGATGTTAGTTCACCTATATATCTTTTAGCAACATTTTTAATACCTGATTTAATTTTAGCTTTTGTCATGTAAGGCGAAGCTGTTTCAAGTGTGTTTCTAACCATTTCTTGACCTGATACTGCACTTCCTGAATCGGCTTTAATTTTAATATTTAACATTGATTGGAAAGCTTGTGCTGCCTCTGTACTTTGTAGCTCTTCTTCTGACAAGCCAAAATAATTAGAGAAGTAAGCTTTTGTAAATTCATCGGCTGCTCTAAAATCTCCAACTTGTTCATAAGCATTTAATGCGTTTCTCATTTGGTCACTTGCTGCACCATATTCGCCCATTTTCTTTTCAACTTGTTTTGCGTTTGCTCCAAGACCTTTAATGATAATAGAGGCTGTTTGGTTAGCTTGTGCTTGTTGCTCTGGTGTTAATGTTCTTGTATCAACTGTAGATAAGGCATAAGGGCTATCTAGTCCAAGGGTGGAAGCGAAGGCTTCTTGTGTATCTCTAACAGTTTCAATATTGACTTTTAAAGAAGATAATGTTGGTTGCTCCATTTTTGTCAATCTTGCTTCAATTCTTTTTTTATCAGATGCGGAAGTTTTAGGATCATTTGCTTTTCTTAATAATCTCTCATATTCTCCTGATTTTAAATCTGGTCTTTCTTGTCTCAACTCTTCTTTTTTTCTTACATCATAAGTTTCAGCATTTGTTAACATCGTGGTCATCTTAGAGAGTGATAGCATTGGAAATTCAGCGTCAAAACTACCATCTGCCTTAATTAAAGAAGGAGGTGCTTTATCTAAAGACTCTTGAATTTTGTCTGCTATTTCAGTTTGACCCTCTCTTAAAAGCTGTTTAATCTGTTCGTTTTTACCTTTGATATAGTCTTGGTACATAACATTTGCTTGTTGAGGGTCTTTTTCTGCTACCTTCATCATGCTTTGTATTGCTTGACCTTGTTGAGAAATATTTGTTCTAATCTGCTCTTGCTCGAACTTTGTTTTTGTGCGATATTCTTGATCGAAAGTATCAATGTCTTTTGCATAACCTGTCGCTCTTAGAGTTGCTTCTTCTTTGGATTGACCTTTTTTCTCATAGAAGCTAGTTAAGTTTTTAATTGTTTGCTCGTATTGTTGAGTTTCTTTGATTTCTTTTGCTGCTCCTGGTGCTAAAACACTAAGTCTTTCCACTTCTTCTTGTGGAAGTCCATCTGGTGCTAAAACATTTCTGCGCAACTTTCGCCCTGCTTCAACTTTTTCTAACTCTTGTTCTCTTTGCTTAATTCCAAGTTGTGCGGATTTAATACTAGACGCTTGCGCTAAGACGTTGCCTAAATCTAAACCATATCTACTGTTTGCCATCTTATGCTCCTGTCGTTGCTGTTGGTTGGATCATATTGTAAAGTAAATAATTTCCAGTTGCTTGATTTATAGATTGCCCGATTTGTCCATACATTTGTGATTGTGATTGTGCCGCGCCTACATTTAAAGCGTTTATTGCTGCTGTGCTTTGCTGTATATTGCTTGCTTGTGCGGCTGTCGTTTGCTGTCCGGCTTGCGCTGTTAGATTTGTGGCTGATTGCCCGATTCCTGCTAAAGATTGCTGAGTGCCTAAGTTTTGCTGATATGTTGCCATAGAACGATTAAAAGCATTTCCATATTCTTGTGAGGCTAAATCTTGCCCGTATCTTGTGACTGCTCTATCTTGTGCGCCACTTAATAAACGACCTCTAGATGCTGCACTTCTGTCCAAAGCATTAACCCCTTCTTCCATTCTGAATTGATAAGATGGGTCTCTCATTTGTTCAAAATCTTGTGTAGAAAATTGAAAGTCTGGAATGTCTTGAATTGTTTGAAGTGCTTTTTCGCCCGCAACTCTCCAAGGTTCTTGATCTTCTCTTGTTTGTTCGTATTGTTGTTGTAGTAGAACATTAGTAGATTCCGTAGACGCTGCTTGCGCCTCTGCTGCTGCTTCCGTAGCGTCTGCTACTTCTCCTGCCCCCATTACAGAACCGATGGTACTTATTGCTGCTGTGCCAATTATTGCTATTGCTACCCATGACATAAGGACTCCTTTTCTTCTTTGATTATAAATTCTTCTTCTATTTTTTCAAGGTCTGTTTCTTCTGTTGGATGAGCATTGAGCCATATAGTATCTTCATGAAAGAAAGCCATCTTTTGAACTCCTGCATCTGAAACAAAAGTGTAAGGTGCTTCTATGTGAAGGATTGGGCTATTTTCTCCGTTGTAAATTGACAGCTTGCCCTTGATAATGATATTTACTGTTGAAAATCTGTGCTTTTTCCCTATTGCAAAAGTACCTTTTGGCATATGTGTTTCTCTTACATATTGACCTTCTGCAAAGTGATGTTTGTTTATACACTCTACTTGTGGTAATGTCTGCATTTTTTCTATTGTTTTAGGAATGTTTAATTTATTTTTAAAATTTGTTAAATCTTGCATATTAAACCTTTGTAATATTATACCTTAATTTTAATAGCCTTCAACGTGTCCTTGAATTTTCTGTCTATAGCTAATTAAACCTGTTAAGTCATCTTGTATTAGCATTTCTACAAAATCGCCTACTGCACCATCAACTTTAGGTACTGCACCTGTTCCTACCTTAATAGAGCCTCGACCAGTAGTTCCATAAGTACCGCCTCCACTTGAACGTGTATCAAAATCAACATCATACATATTATCTTTTATATCGCTGTTTGATTTAAATAGCGTAAAAGTTCCATATTGGTCAAATTCTGCTTTATATATTCTTAATACAACACCATTAGTTAAGGCTGCTTGGTTTCCAAATAAACCTAAATCTCCTGCTGTTGAGTGGGTCATCGTAAATAAAAATCTTATGACGTGCCAAAGTTCATCAGAATTTGGCTCTGCTTTGAAAGATATTGGACTAGCAAGAGTGCCTAAGACTGCCATATTTGTTGTCACAACCTCAACTGTCGCACCAATAACATAAGCGTGGTCTAAGGGTCTATCTAGCGTTAAAGCATTTGTTGCAATTGCTGTTATTTTTGGAAATGTCGTACCTTCTAAGCCATTTGAAAGCTGTAATTCATCGCCAATTGAAAAAATCCCACCGTTTGTTACGTTAATTGTCGTATCTTGCTTCGAACTTGCTATTGCTATTGTGTCAGATACTCCCGTGTGTCTGTGAAAGTACTCATTCACTACCTGATCATGAACATCTGCATCATGAACATCTATTGCACCATTTAGTGATCCTATAGGGTTTCCGTACCCGTCTTTCAAGCTTACACTTAGGGCATTAAGTGTTGACGATATTGGATTTCCACTTCCATCATGCGCCCACCATTTCCTTAATAAACTCATTTTATGCTCCTAAATACCAATTTGTGCCATCTGTTATGAAGTTCAATATTTCTCCCTCTAAATCTATATATTGGCTTGCTTCTCCAACTATTAATTCTGAGTCATTAGGTACTATATTAACAGCATTAGAAGAAGAGTCTATTTTATGAATAGCAAAGCGAAATGATCGATTATTCTCAAAACAATCACTAGGGTTTGGCATAGTTATATTTATCTCTCCTGCTGTAGCATCGCACAACACCGTTTGCGCTTGTGCAAAAAGAGACACATCCGCTGTGATTGAACTTATCGCTTCTCTTGTGTAATCCCATATTGCTGAATCTAGTAATAAGTCAGCGTTATTTAGTGAAGTTGCCGAAGAGATATAATGAGATATAGCATGAGCTAAATATGTACCATCCTCCTCTAAGCCTGCACCCTCTTGAATGTTGTTTGCAAAATTAATCACCCTGTCTATTTCATCATATCCATTAAAGCCACTTCTTCTTAAATCTAATAAAAATCTTATTAAAGATTGCGTTGCTCTACTTTTATCTACTATGTCCTCATGTATAGGAGGAGGAGACATTTTCCCTTGCGTTAATTTGTTTGTATTTGGAATACCCATTATGAAAGCCTCACCCATAAACCTAGAATTCTAATTGGGATTGCATCGGTTATTACTATGCGAAAAATAGCGTCTCTTGTTTGTCCTAATCTTAGCCATCTTACCCTCGTTTTTTGCTCTCCTACGTTTCCAGTATATGATATTACTTCATTTCCCCAAGTTGCCCCTGAGTCTTTTGAAAGCTGTAAAATTACTTTTGCACTATCGTCAAATCCTGTCTCCATATCTAGTTGCACTTCGTGGATTCTTATTTTGTTTACCGTGTTGTTTATAGGTAGCGATACAGCTTCTCTTCTGATTCTTGCGCCGTTTTCGGTTAAGTGATCGATAGACACGCTATGATATTCCTTTTCACTGAACCCAACAACTGCACCGCTTTCATATAAATTTATCGCGCCACTTATTGCCCATTTTCCTAACTTCTCGCTTGATCTTGTATGCCATTGAGCCGTGCCAGGGTCATACACAAAAGTTTTATTATCGTCTATAGTAAGAGCATAAAACCAGTGACCATTCTCGGAATAAGTAAAAGCTATTAATGTTTCTCTATCCGCTATACTTAAATGCTTTTCAATGGCAGCTGTGCTAACTACGGTTGGAGTATATCCATTAGTTAAATAGACTTTATTATCTGTCCCCGCAAAAAAGATGTTATCTCTAATCTTTGCGATTGTTTGGTGATTAGAGCAACCTATATCGCTTACTGCTCCCGATACTCTAGTGAAAGGAAAGTCTGGATCACCTGAGTCATACCAGACCTCGCAAGTTCTTTCTCCAACTATCCAAAGCTGTCTTGAAGCTACTATCACCCCGATTGTATCATCTGGGGCTGATTCAGCACTAGCCCAGTCTATAGGATCTATTTCTGTACTATAAAGCTTTGATATAAAAAACTGCCCCGTCCCTGTTCTGTTGAAAATAAAGTATCCATCCATGTATGTGACCATAGATGCAGGATACCACCCCTCTTCTGTTGACATATCTTTAATAGCGCTTAGGCTTGGAGAGTAAGAATACCCATTGCCCCCAACCATCATTAAATCAATACCATTATCTGCAAAAGTAACTTTTCTATCAAAGTTTAATGCACCTATATTGTCAAAAGTAGAAGTTTCGCTATTAAACACATATAGTGCTTTCGCTGTAGCTACATATGTCTTATTTAAAAATTCATATATCCCATAAATAATATAATCAAATTCGCCTTGTTGCTCTAGTCCAGAAGTATTTAAAAGAACATGATTGCTTTTACTTCCTTGTTCTTCCATATGTACATAAAGATTTAAAAGTTCGGCATTATTGTTTTTATCAGAGTATGAGCCTGCACTTGAAATTGCAAAAGGTATTTTTTGAAGGTTTGGCATTTTATCCCCTTACGTTGCTTCTGTTGCGTCTTCTGCCGACTAATCTAGTTAGTGATACATCGGGATCAAGTGTCATTGGTTGGCTATTGTTTTTTTTTACGTTTGCTTCGGCTTCTTGTGCGGATGCTATTAGTATTTGAGAAGGCACTATCTCATAAGATGGCGCAAGCTCTACTGCTAAACGCTTCATTAACATTTTTTCAAAGCCGAAGTTCCAATTAATATCATCAGTAGGGATATATTCGTTACCTACGCTATTAACTCCCGTGTACGGTCTTTTTGCTAATAAGTGAAGCTCTAAGCCATCCTCTGGGATATAATCAAAATATATCTTAATATTATTATCGTTTGTTCTCTGAATATAGTGTCTTCTTGGAATTGCTGTATTCCCTTTAGTTGTAATATCGCTCCATTGATTAAAAGTCATCATGTCTGATTTATAGTCTGTATCGTCACGTCTCCAAAACAACCCTTGAATATCAATAGGTGCAACCATATTGATTTCCTGACAATTTCCTATCGTTACAGTGTTGTTCCATAGTCTTATTGTAAAATCATCTGGATCGGCACTTTCACATTCGTTTGTAGTGTACGGTGCTGAAAGTGGTATATCTTCAAGATACGTCACTAAAAGATTCTGTGTATTGTATGAGTCGATTATACGATTTAAAGTCCTTAGCCCGAAGCTGTGGTCTTGTGGACTAGCTTCATCTATTGGATTGATTACTCCGATTTCGATTAAAGCGTCTGTGATTGTATTAGATATTAGCATTTCTTACCCTTTCCCATGATTTTCGTGATAAGGTTTATAAGATACTCCGAAGAGTACCCTAAAAACTTACTGAGACTCTGAAAGTCTTTCAATTAGTTTTTCTCTGCCGATGTTTGAAGGAACATTTAAATCAGCTTCTTTTGCCATATCGTAAAGTTCATCACGGTCAAGAGAATTTAAATCAACATCACCTTCACCATCACCATCTACATCATGAGGGATAACTTCTTCGATTTCAATGCCTCTTGTTACACATTCTTCTTTAATGTTATTTAGAAGTGAATTGAAGTCTTCGTCATTTAATGAATTGATTGGAGTTGTGTAGCCCTCGTCCTCATCTGTTTTTTCTGCATATGTTGCTTCAAAAGTTTCTTTTGGAATTCTCCATCTGTCTGAATCATCCCCTTGGTTTTGGGCAAAAACATCACCATTGTTAAAAACGCCAACAACCTCTAAAAGCCCTGTCTTTTTAAATAAAGAAAGTTCCCCCTTAATAAGCTCTGCCTCTTCTGGCGTGTCTTCTTCTGGTTCAACTTCAACTTTAAATCCTGCTGGAGTATCTACCCATCCATCTTTTAAAGCGTCTTCTATTGCGTCATCACCTTTAAAGATTCTAGCTTCTTCACCTTCTTTGTATAACCATGCCATTTTCCGTTCTCCTTCTCAAATAAATTGATATATATACCCCGAAGGGTACATTAATCACTTTACGCGATTTTTGTTGTCATCATTCTAAATAACAACTCTGGATTTAACACTTTAGTACCCCATAGAGCATCTAAACGTGTAACCTCTTGGTGATTAGTAATGTCGTAATCTTTCGTTAATGAAAGACTTAAACCACTTTCTTTGTCGAACACGCGAAGTGCTGTTGCTGCTGACTCTGGAAGATATAAATCAACCATTGCAAGACCGATTGCATTTTTGTGCCATAAGAAGTTTTGACGGTATATACCATTTGCATCACCAATAACTGTGATTACTGCATTGTCTCCAACTGGAGCCGAAACATTTTGGTACGCTGCAAGTGAAACAGAAGCACCACTTTCTTGATCTGTTGTTGTCAATGTACCATCATTAATTGAAGGAGAAATTGGAATAGTCGCTAAAGCACCAACTGAAGCAACATCTGCTGTAACAACAAAAGTCTGTAAACGACCTGTACTTTCATAAGTAACTGGATTGATTTCATAAACACCAGCAAAAGTAATAAGATTACCTTTTAAAAGTAGTCCTGATTTATCCGAAGTCCAACCATCCGTAAGAATTGATGCACCTGTTTGGTCTGCTGCTGCAGGTCCTGCTGCAAGTGGAGTACCACCATGATCACCAACTGTTATTGTAGGGACTAATTGAGAACTGAATACTTCAAATCCGCTTAGTGGTCCAACATAACCTTTTTGAATTGAATCTTTAACGATATTTTCATTAAATAATCCTGATGTTCCGCTTGAAATTGTTGCTGAATCAATCTCATTAACCATCATTTTTCTGTTCATATCTGGAATTGCAACATTGTTCATGTCCGCTTTAGAGAACATTGCGATAGTATGAGATATTCCCGTTCCAATAGTTCCTGTGTGGAAATATGCTGCTTCATTCGCTGCATCAAAAATTGATTTATCAACTTGTGTTGCAATTTCACCAATAGCAGGTTGAATATATCTCTCACTAAATGCTACAATAGATAATGTTCTATCTTGCATTGTAAATTCAAGACCTATATTTCTTTGACGATTGATAACTAATGTTACGCTGTTGTCAACTAATGGAGACTTACCAATTACACGACCTTCTGTCGACTTAGTACGGAAAGGTTTTTTAAGTGAGATTTGATCACCAACACCCTCAACCATTCTTTTTTCCATGTCACGATATACATTTTTACATGCAACTAGATTGTTTTTATACTGAAATAACGCTTCTTTTAGAATCATGTCATCTGTTAGATAGACACCTTCTGCACCTGTAGTTTGTGGCATAATTTATCCCTTTACCAATTTGATTTGGTATTAGAAGCTTGTCTTTGAGCTTCATAGTCTCCAAAATCCTCTGTATCTGCTAGAGTCTTTTGCACTGTTTCCCCACCACCTAAAGCATTGATTGGCTCTGGTGCTGACGTTGTTTTTTTCGGAGTAACCTTTTCAGTAGTTACCGCATCTTTTGAAAGCTTGCTGCTGAGTTTGATTATCTCTGCCATTTGCTTTGTTTTGCTTAGATTTGCTATGCGAATTGAGTTGTTTACATCTTTGGCTAGTGTGTACGCTACTTCACCGCTGTTGTCAACTTCATTTATTGCTTCAACCATAGACTGTGAAATTGTTGGTCCACCGTCTTGTGGTGATCTCTGCAATAGCTCGTCAAAGTCTTCGTATTTATCTCTTGTTTCATCAAATTTAACTTCGATTTCGTCAAGTATTTCTTGAAAACCGTCATCTTGCTTAGTTGATACAGGCTCTTTTTTTGCAGTTGCTTCGACCTTTTCCGTCTTTTCAACCGCTTCTAAATAGTCGTCATAATTATCAAATTCATCTGGGTTTAATTCTTCGTCTGCTGTTGTTGCCGTTGCGTTTGAAGATTTTAACTCGTCTATCTGTTTTAATAACTCTCGCTTTTCGCGTGAAAGCTTCTCTATTCGTTCTTTCGCTCTGTTTTTTCTAGGCTTTGGATTTTCCGTTCCAGTTTCCTCTTTAGGGTCGCTGTCGTTGGGTGTAGGTTTTGTTTCGCCCTCTTCTGGCTTAACTTCTTGGCTATTCTTGCCGACTCTTTCTATTACGATATTGTCGTCTTGACTAGCTTCTGTTGGTTTATTTTCTTCTTGACTCATTCTCGGTCCCTTTCAAAGGTCGTATTAAACAAAAGATATTGTTTGTATAATTATTGCATATTAATTATATTTATGATAGAATTATAATAACTTAACTAAAGGACAAGGAATGAGTAAAATTGTAGATATAAATGAAGTTGAGGTAAAAGAGGGTGATATAGTTCACTTTTCTTATGGCATCCCTCCAGTTAGCGTAAATGCTGAAATTACATCGCGTGAAGATAAGTTAATTGTTGAGACACCAAACCATAGTCCCCTAAGTTGTTTTCTAAATCAACTAGAAGAACTTGTTGGAGAATTTGAAATTGTCGGCAATATAGTAGACAATCCAGAACTTATTGGGGTGCAGAAATGAAAATAGAGATTAGCCGTAGCGCAGAAACCGCCAAGTGGGAGCTTAAGATTGACGATAAACTTATCACAACTCAATCAACATTAACTAAGTTGCTTTTTAAAGCTTATAAATATGTTCAATCACAAGGAAACTAAATGAGATACAGAATCAGATTCAACAAACAGGATAACCTCTATTATTTCGAGAGTAAGTTTCTTTGGTTTAAATGGAAGGCTATTGCAACAGATGCACATAAAGGTCTTATAGTTGTGAAAGCGCAAGCTTACTTTTATACTAAAGCTCGTGTATTGGATTGCAGATGAAAACTAAAAAACCAAAAAAAACCAACAACGAAACAGTAATGATTCCAGTTACAGCAGGGACACGTAAAAAACTTATACAAATGAAGCTTGATTTAGTAGACGGAGGCACATATGAGGAATTAATGCAAAGATTTATTGAAAGTGAAGGGTATTAAGATGGCAACAAGAAAAACACCAAAAGAATGTAAAGAAGAAGAGCAGTCTTTCAAAAAAGAACTTCAAGAGCTTCTTGTTAAACATAATGTATATTTGTATGCGGAAGATTGCTACGGTGCAGAATTAACCGATATTATGGCATTTAAAAGAGGTACATTTGATAGTCATGTTCAAAGTGATGAAACAATGGAGTTTTTAAGTGACTAAAGCCATTAAAGGGTATAATATTATGTACTATAAAGGAGTATAAAATGGAAGTTAAATTAACAGGCGATGAATATAAAAAGCTAGTTAGCGATTATGAAAATATTTGTGAACTTCTCGCTAAGTCAGTTAAAAGCAATTCATATAGTCAAACGTATGCAGATGAATTATATTATTTTGAAATACCACAAAGAGAACTGCCAAAAGGTGTAATCAAGAAACTTCCACCTTAAGAGGTGGGTGCTTCTGCATCTTGTGCAATAATCCTATCAGCTATTTCTTTAGCTGTTCTATCTTTATTCTTCTCATTATTTTCTTCACCTTTTAAAACATCCGCTTCATTAGCTTCAATCTCTAAAGTATCAAGTTTTATTTGCTCTTGTGCTAACTTGATTTCATCTTGTGCAACTTTTAATTCTGCTTGCTGTGTCTTAAATTGCTCTTGTTGTGTTTTGAGAGCTTGTTCTTGTTGTTGTAGCTCTTGCGCTTTTGCCATTAGTTCAGCGTTTGGATCAGCTTGTGGCTCTGGGCTATTTTTAGCTAACTCTTCTTGCTCTTCTGGAGATAACACATTTGCAGGAAGCATTTTCTTTAATCTCATAGCAATAGCATCTGAATTATTAAAGTCCATATTCTCCGCTACAAGGTCGGCAGCTACGTTTGCAGCTTGTGGTACGGCTTGCATGAATTGAAGCATAGAATCCGCTGTTTCTATACGTTTAGTTGCATAACTTGCTCCCGTTGTGATAGTAACGTCATATTTACCTGTTGCTAAATCGTGAATAACTACATCTTTGCCTGATTCTTCATCGTGAACCACTTTGTTGATCTCCACAAAATCACCTGTCCCATCTGGGTTTTTAATTCTTAATATACGTTCTGTATCATAAATCTTTGGGATTAGCTCAACACATAGTATCCCGATTCTTCTCATTGCGTTTGCTAGATTATCCACAAATTCAAAAGTTCCCGTGTCTGATTCTTGTTGTCTTGCTAGAATTGCTCTACCGCTTGTTTCGTTTCCTTGTTTACCAATTGAGGCATCATAGATTCCGATTGAAGACTGGATAGAGTTTTGCATATTTTGCGCCATATTCATTTCAGCGATTGGCATTGCTGGAGGTGCTTCTCTTTGTGGCTTATTGAAGCCTTTGTTGTATGTAAGAACTGCGTAATTTTTAGTATTTGCTGTTCTCCATTGTGGCTCATGGCCTTCAATCGCTTCTGCTTCTGCAATATAAGGTGCTTTTGGTGCAAGTGAAATTCTCTCTGTTGCTGCACTTTGCCAATAGTTTAACATTCTTTGAGGGTCTTTCGCGTGAGTGATTAGCCCTTGATAAGTTTTTTTACCTCTAATGTTAACTTCACGACCTAAAACTGGAACGATTGGGATTGTCGATGTTGGAAACTCTCTGTCTTTTTCGAGAACTGAACTTGCAGTTATTTTTGACCATATTACTTTATATGTATCAATTTTTCTTTCTCTATCAACTGTTATACCTTGTTCTTTAAGTTCATCTAAAACGTCTTTGACTTCATCTTCGTAAACAGTTTCACCACTACTTAAAAGCAATAGAGTTCTTTTTGTCGGTTCTCTTCTAAAATATTCTGTAACTGTTACTGTCTTGTCAGTTTCCCACCAAGTAAACTCTGAATTATCTGTTCCTAAATCTCCAACTGTTGCCTTTGGATACCTTATTGCAAATTCTTCTCTTGCCATTTTCTCAAAAACAAAACAGTAATTTGCATCGCTGTAATCTGCTTCTTTTGCCGATGGGTCCATTAATACTGACCAACGATTAGGAATTGCAGCTATTTTAATATCTAAATCAAAGCTGTCTTGTCTTGAATAGTCCGTTAAAACCCTAAGCCATCCTAAGCCACCAAGTCCATGACGAAACGCTGTCTTGAATTGTTGAGGTGCATTTGAAACAGATTGAATATTTCTTATTACTCCTTCATATACTTTTGATACTGAAACATCTTGCCCGCCAACCGTTTGCATTGTTGGTTCTTTGGAGTTCGATTCAGTAGGTGAAACTTTTATTTCTTGAACTTGTTTCTTTTGTGCGCCTGCAACTCTTGAAACGTATTGCTGCAACTGATTAACAACTAAAGAGACTTTACCCTCTTGATTTCTTTGTGTTAAATCTTCCGCGTTCCATTGTTCACCACTTATAAAAAGTTCATCATCTTCTGCGTTTTCAAAAGTTTCTTTCCAGTTAAGATTAGCGGTTTCAACTCTTTTTTTTGCTTCTTTTAAAACTTCTGCATCCGAATTGCCTTCCCTTGTCTGAACTGGCTTATCTGCTATTGATTCTATTTCCATGATGTTTTCCTTATGAGGCTTCTTTGTGAAAGTATATCATATTTATCTACTCATCCAACCACCACCGCTTTGATTAAAGGTTTGTTGCTGAACGGCTCTTGGTCTTACTTTGGAGAAAAAATGTAGTGCTACTGAATCACTTTTATCTGGTGATCTTCCTAACTCTTCTTTTATCTCTGCTTTTTTCATTAGCAATATTTTACCATTATTTTCAGAATAAGAGTAGGTTATTACTTGTAATTCTTCTGCAAGCTCTTCGTCTTCTGGTATGCTTCCACCTCTTCTGATGAACTCTCTAAGATTAAAATACATTTCTGCACGTTTATTATAATATGTGTCTAATTCATCAGCTTTCATTGACACGTTAGCATCTATTGATTTGTAACCTCTTTCTTTAAGGCGGTCCATTACTCCTGCTCCAACTCCTATAGTATCAATAAATACTGCGTCTGGGAGTCTAGTTTCTTTTTCCATATCGCTTGCTAAAATATTTGCATATTCCATTGTGCTTAGATTGTCGTATGATTTTAGATCATATATATTAAAGCCTTTTTTCTTTGTTCTCACGCTGCTATCTGTTCCAAATCTTGCAACATCACAAGCATAAGTAAATGCTCCTGATTTATCAACGTCCTCTGGTGTAAGCTTCATCGCTCCCCAGATTTCATCTGCTGTAAATAGTGCATCTGTGTTTGTTTTTGGAAATTCTCCTAGCACCCTAACTCTATATGCATCGCTATCTTCACCATATTTTTCTTTTTTTCTCTCAATACTGTCTGGCGATACATTCTCACTCTCTTCTGCGTTAAACGTGTGAGTTCTCCACATCTTCTTGTCTTTATTGTGAGTGTTGTAAAATTCTCCGACCGTTCTTGTAGGATTAGCCATGTATATTCGCAAATAGTCTTCGCCTGTCAACGATCCTTCAATTACTTCAAAAACTTCATCAGATACTCCAGAGGCTTCATCAACTATCCATAAAAGAAAAGTAGCGTGAAAACCTTGTAGTCCTTCGCTTTCTCCTTTTCTTGCTGTTCTTGGTATCCCAAAGTTATCATTAGTAAATGTTATGCGGTCTGATAATACTTCTACGGATTCTTTTAGTTCTAAAGGAAGATTTTTTTGCCATTTCTTCACCTCTGGTAGTAGTAGTCGTGTAAGTTGTGCGGAAGTTGGCGCGGTGATTGGGATTTTAGCGTCATATTTAAAAAGTCCTACCCATAGAATAACCCATGCCATGATTGTTGTCTTACCTGTACCATGACCAGATTTAACGCTTATGTCTTTATAGCCGTTATCTATATCTTGTAAGACTTTTCTTTGTTGAGTGCTTACGCCTTTAGTTGGTCGTATTGCTTCATCAACAAAACATTCAAGACTTCCCGCCCATCTTCTGAGCGCTGTTTCAACTTCTTTCGTCATGGAGTGTCTTTACAAGAGCGGAAAGGTTAAACTCTCCTTCTACTTTTAGCTTATCATTGAATAGTCCAAAGTGTCTTCCTAGTAATTCTAGAGTTTTTTCTTTGTTGTATCTCTTATACTCTTCTACTTCATAAAACCCTTCTTCTGGATCACCCTCTCTTCTTGTTTTAAATGAAGATATTGTTGAAGCTGCTTTGTCTCCTAGTTCATGAGGTAGTAATAATCTTTCACCATCGTACAAGTCCCTTATATCTGCAAAAGCCATTTTGGCAAGCTCTTGGATAACCATATCGCCATTAATTTCTAGTCTCTCTTCCCTTTTTTTAGTTAGATTCTTGATATATTCTTGGATATAAGGTTTTGTTAAGTTTTCATTTGCAATCACAGAAGCGGTCTTTGCACTATATCCTGCTTCTTTTGCAGCGCGTGTTGCGTTAAAGTCAATAATATATTCTTTGCAAAAGAGTTCTTGCTTGGGAGTTAGTTTCTTCATAATAATGCCTTCCGTGCATAAAGCGATTTATTTATCCCATTATAGCATATCTTCTTTTAGTCTCGGACTATGACCTCTTAGAGCATTTATAGCCCTATCCTGCGAGGTTTAAGTTTTTCATCATTAGCAACTTTTCTGTAATTCTTAGCAATAACACATAACTTAGCACTTTTCATGATAGCCTTATCGTCACAATAAAGATACCATGTCTTGCCTGTTGGTGCTATGTACCACACTCTAACAACCTTCGAATGTTTCTAGATTCTCTCTTGATCATCCTATTGCTTGCTTTTCTTGTGGTTACGATTGTAAGCATCATTCTTTCTTCAAAGTTATCACGCTCTTTGTATTTGAACCCTAACTTAACAAACACTTCTCTACACTTAGGGTTGTAATACTCGATTGCCTCTGCTCTGCCCATTCTTTTGCTTTCTCTACCTCTCTTTGCGTTTATGTCCTCAAAGGTAGTGTTAGGACCGTTTATGTAACATTTCCATTTGTACCACTTTTCTCCGTAAGTCATTAGTCTGTGCTTCCAAACCCACCATCACGTTCAACATCACTTTCTATGCCAAATAGATATGACTTATGCTCTAATAGAGTTATTTGAGCTATTTTATCGCCTTTGTTGATTTTAATAAAATCAGTAAACATTATTTGGTCTTCAAACTCTCCAGAAGCATGGTGGATTCCTCTAAAATTACTAATGCTTTTAATTGGATTATGAAGTCTAATCTTTATCTCATCTTTATAATCCAAGTCAATCACACCAACACCATTAGCAATAACTAAATGTTTTGATAGTGAGCTTCTTAGCATTAGCTGTAGATAGTGAGATTTAAGAAAATTATCTTTAACTCTTTCTTGTTCTTGAATTACAAAGTGATTAAAACTGTAATCAATAACATTCCAATCCAAATTAACACAAACTCCAAGACCAATAAGCTTAGTTTCTCCTGCACCTATAGTAACATCCTCAGATGCATACAAATCTACACAAGCACTATGCTTTGTTCCTCTTGTTGGATCACAACCTTCTATTAATACTTTAAACATTTTCATTTCCTTTTATAAAATTTTCCCTATCACTATCCCAACAACTACACCAAAATAAAACTTTAGTGCCTCTCTATGCTTATAAAACCATGTCTCTATTGTCAATCTTGTTAATCTCATAACATTTCCTTTTTAATAATTATGTTATACTTCTAACTGTCACTTAAGTCAGCAACTCTTTCTTGACAACCATTTTTCATCTTACTCCTTTAAGATTTAATTTACTTTCTTTTAGCTCACGTAAATCTCAGCGTGGGCTATTTTTTAACCCTTTGAATCTTTTATCTGATCCCATACTTCACTAATATCTACTTTAAAATGCAAACTCGCTTCGTGAGCTGTAGAATTCGTGTCTTTCATCCATTGCCATATATTCACAACAATCCTTTTTCTTTAGCGACCCATTCAGTAGCTTTTACGATTGCCTCTTGCTCTGTATCTCCTAGAGTATAATCTAAGGGCTTATCCTCGTCCGACAAATCTACACCTTCATAGTAATTGCACCAAGCTTTTTTATCAATAGCACTTTCCAATACATAATTTTGCTTATTGCACCACTTTTTGCATAATCTACTTAATGTATCTAGGTTTAACATCTTACATCTCGACACAGATAATACAAGTATACAATTACTGTGCATAGTTCCATATCCGTTTTCTATAGCATCTCTTTCGCTTGTAGAAATGTTTATTACTTTATCACCTAAAACTAAACTCAATAACTCTTTTGATATTATCTCTTTACTCATCTTCTACCCTTTACTTTAAATTGCTTCTCGTCTATCGTTACCCATATCATTATGCCTAAAAGAAAAAATGATGTGAAACCGAATAATATTAGAAGTGGTACTGCTTCGTGTGCTATCATTTCTTTATTCTCCTGTTGAAAAATCTTCTAATTATATAGCTTCTCACATAACTCCAAACGAAAAATAAAACGCTTGAAATTGATGCAACATAAAACTGCTCCAAATGGTCGAAAAATGGAAAGATAAACATTACTATTAGCCACCCTCCGATTATCCCTACAACTTGATTTAAAGTTATTTCTATGTGTGTTTCTCGTTTACTCTGCATCATAGTTCTCCAAATAAGCCAACATTTCCGTTTGCTCTCTCTATTCTATCTTCTGCAATAAGAACAACATCCCCTTCATTGCTTCCAACTAAAATATATTTCTCTATTAAGTCCATCGGCTTAACTGTTGGATGGTCATATTCACTTCTCACAATTGACTCTCTGTGTACTTTGCTTTTTACTGCTGAACCACCTTGAAAGGTTGCCCCTTTTTCTCTGATATGGATACAATACTCAATATTGCTTATCCAATTTCCATTACAGAGAGGTGGTGCGTTGTTTTTCCACCAAACTAAACAAGTTGTTACATGCCCTCTAGCTTCTCCCCATCTCATTAGGTCGCTAATTTGTTTATTACTGCAAAATATAAAAGCGTTGAATTTTTTAGATACTCTCTCCCATTCTTTCAAGTGAGCCTCAATATCAAATCCGCTTCCTATAGCTTCAATATCATCTCCGCATAACTTTCCTATGCTTTTCATTGTTGAGCCTAAGTTTTCAACTGTTGTTGTTGTGTCAACAATATATGGCGGATCAGTCACAATTAAATCTATAGAGTTTTCTTCAACTTGTTTTAAAAACTCTAGGCTATCGGCTAAGTGTATTTTATTTAATAGTTCTTTCACTCTCTTCTCCTTTATTTAGTTTATTGTAGCTTAGTTTCTAAATCGTTTTCTTGACTTATATCAAGATTTTAGATTTTTAACGCTGCTTTTACTTCTTCCGCCCAATCCGCAGCATTATTTATCGACTCCGCATCAAAAAACTCATATGCAAGCTCTTGAAGCTCAATAATCTCTTTGTCGAGTCCTACATTGATATTCTTGCGTTTTACTTCCATATGGACACTGAGCATAGCTAAACCTGCTAAGAATACGTTATGCTCACCTTCGTTTATTTCTTTTCGTACATCATTCCACATATCGACTACATTATTTTGTAATGGCCTGTAAGCTTTGATTTTATAACCTAACTGATTACAGATGTGCTTTGCTAGTGTATAATCTCTAGTTTTTTTATCTTCATCGGAGGTTTTCTTCTCGATCATTTCCCACATCCATGTGAACCCTACTGTTATTAATAGTAGTTCTTTTGTTGTTTGCACTCTTTGACTGTGTGCTTTTTGTTGTTTTTTAGTCATCTTATGAGCCTCCATCTGAATTTCTAAATCTATCCATAAAATGAAAATTATTTGTGCAGTCAATATTGTTATAGTCTGGAATACAATCACTATAATCTACTTCATCTATAAATCTATTCTCTGTATAAAGCTCTTTAACTTCATCGTCTGAATAGTTGCCTATCCATCGCTTGCATCCTCTTCTGTGAATACAGGCATCTTCGTTTGTGCAATATGTGTAGTCTGTTTTCACCCTATTTTCCTTTTATCATTTTAGTTACTCTACTATTTGCTATGCCGTTACAGGCATACTTATTGTACTTTCATACTCTTTTTCATATATAGGTATTATTTCTTTTTTGTCTGAAATAGTCCCATCCTTATGAAAAAACAATGGTTCTTTACCATATTCATAATTCTGCTTATTTTTATTAACCCAAAATAAACGCTCTTCTGTTTCTAAGTCTCTTAATATGTGCCATTTTTGGTCACAGTAGTGATTTAATAATTGTCCTCCATATATTGCTGGATTTC